CGGTATCTAGTGCTACAGGTGTATATACAGGTATGTACGTTACAGGTACTGGTGTGGCTCCTAACGCTTACATCACTAGCATTAACGGTACAACCCTTACGTTAAACATTGCTAACGTTGCTGACGTATCTGGTACGGTTACTATTCAAGATTTAGGTAACGGAGCTGTGTTAACTCCAGCTCTTAACTCGTTTCCTAGTGGTCCGTTTGTATCTGGTGCTGTGTTCCTAGACAACTATGTGTTTATAGGTACAACTAATAACCGCATCTACAACTGCAACCTTGGTGATCCTAAGTCTTGGAACGCTCTTAGCTTCTTAAGCTTTGAACAGACTACAGATACCTTAGTTGGTATTGCTAAACATTTGAACTACCTCATAGCCTTTGGTGCTACTAGTACGCAGTTCTTCTACGATGCTGGTAACTATCCTGGTTCTCCTCTTGCCCTAGCTCCTAGCTATACCAATGAAATTGGTTGTGCTAACGGGGATAGTATTGTTGCTACTAGTAACACGGTACTGTGGGTTGGTACTACTCGTACGTACGGTAAGTCTGTGTACATCATGGATGGTGTTGCTCCTGTTAAAGTATCTACTAGCCACATTGATCGTCACTTAGAAGCTGATGACTTAGCTAACGTACGTGCCTATTGCTACAAGACTAGTGGTCATACGTTCTATGTCCTAACTCTTATTGATTCAAACAAAACTCTTGTGTACGACATTGATGAGAAGATGTGGTACACATGGACTCAATGGGCTATGGCATCTAACGATCAACCTAACCCAGGTACGTACTATGAGATGTATTTTCGTCCTACGTTCTATGCTGAGTTAAATAACATCCCCTACTGCTTAGATGACGATAGGGCTATTTTGTATCAGTTGAATACTGAAGTCTATCAAGATAACGGACAACCTATCTACTGTAGGTCTGTTACTAATATCATGGACAACGGAACTACTAAACGTAAGTTCTATGGTCGTTTAGAAATAGTTGGTGATAAGGTACCTGGTACTATGTACATTAGTCATTCAGGTAATGACTACGTTAGTTACTCTGTACCTCGTCCTGTTAATCTAAATGCAGCTCGTTCTCAAGTGTATTTGAGTGGTGCTGATCGTCGTAGGTCTTGGCAGTTCTTGTGTACAGACAACGTACCTCTTCGCTTAGATGTTGCTGAGATTGATTTTCGCATAGGTGAAATGGATCAAGAGCAAGGTGTTGGCGGTAATCCTCAATATAAGAGATAATCATGGATATACAATTTTTTGGTGGTGATGAAGAGAGCGGTAAAGTTTTTGTTGTAGAAACAAAGATTGATGCTGGTTACTTTATTGGCACTCACGAACACAAACATGCTCATCTCTCAGTACTAGTTTCTGGTACTGCTGACGTGACTATCAACAATGTAACTACCCGTTTAACTGGGTATCAGATAGTTAGTATTCCCAAAGATAGTACTCACACTGTTGCTGCTGTAACAGATGTTGTGTGGCTATGTCTTTGGGCTGATGATCAAGTGTCCAATGAACAAGCTAAAGAATCTTTAGAGCTTGTTAAATCGTTTAATGAAGTAGGAGTCTGACATGCCATTAGCCATGATTGGTTCTGTTATAGGTATTGCAAGTGGTATTAACTCCCTTACTGGGGGTGCTTTAACTGGTGGTTCTAGTACTACTAATGTAGCTAATCCAATGGCTCCGTATCAAGCTCAATTAGCTGGTATGTATGCTGGCTATTTACAGCCTGGACAAAACCCTAACATCCAACAAATGCCTGGATACACCCAGTTCCAACAAGGTGTGTTAGATCCTGCTCTAGCTGCTAACAAAGCCAGTGCTGCTAGCTCTGGTATGTTGTACTCGGGTAATGAAGCTGCTGCTCTGCAAAACCTTGGACAAAATCAATACTCTGCCTTTATGAACAACTACATGAGTCAGTTGTCTGGTGGTGCTGGTGTTGGGTTTAATCCTGCTGCTGCAGCTCAACTTGGTATGCAACAACAACAAGCTGGTTGGCAAGCTCTTGGTCAAGGTATGGGTACTCTTGGTACTTCAGGTTTGTTTGGTACTAATAACATGTACACCAATCCTACTGGAGCACAAGTATTAGGTATGCAAGCAGCTAATGCTGGTAACGCTTCTATGGTAGGCGGTGGTATGTCATCTATGGCTGGTGGAAGTAGCGCACCTACTGCTGGTATGGACTTCACTGGCTACATTGGTGGATAAGGAAATAATATGCCACTCTTAATGTCCGATGTAGCTGCTGGTAGCAATGCTGCTTTACAGCTTCAACAGAACATGGCTGCAATGCCTAATGTTCAGCAAGTTGAAGCTAACAAGATGCAAGAGCAACAGCTCAAGCTACAACAAGAACAAGCTAATGTTCAGCGTAGTAAACTTGCTAACACAATCTCAGAAATTGGCATACAAGCTGATAGAGATTCTAGAGACAAACTTGCTAGGATATACCAGTCTCCTGAAATGCAATCTGCTGTAGATGAAAATCGTTTTGGAGATGTTTCTAGGATGACTGGTCTTGCTTTAATGCAAGCAGGTAAATTTGAAGATGCACAAAAAGCTTTTAATAGTGCAACAATTTACGATTCTAAAAAAATTGCTGATGAAGCTAAAACTTTGGACAACAATGAGCGAGAGCTTTCAAAAGCTGTGGCTGTTCTTAGTAGCGTAGCAGAAGATAAAATTGGTGATACTTTTAGTCGTCTTCCAGAAAAAGCTCAAAAAGATGTTATTTCTCAAATTGGTCAAGAGAACTGGAATAACTTTTCTAATGCAGAGAAAAAAGCTGTTCTTAATAATTTAATGTTAGCTGGTATCCGCAAAAATGCTATGCAAACAATAGCTGTGGACACAAATAAACAAACTATTATTGGTGAAAACAGATTAGAAAACACCAAAGAACACGAAAAAGAAGCCACTAAACGCAAACTAATTGGCGAAGCTGGTGCTACTTCTAGAGAAGAATCTAGAGAATCTTCTGCTTTTGCTCGTGAGAAATCTAAAGAAGCTTCCTCTATGGCAATAGAAAAGTCTAGAGAAAAGTCTGCTGAAGAACGTGCTGACACTGCAGAGCGTGGTAGAACAGCTAGGTTTAAAGAAAAAGAAGCGCGTTTAAGTTGGGAAGACTACGAAAAAAATCGTAACAACATTGAACGTACTGCAAACAAAGGTCTGCAAACTTTAAACACAAAAGTCTCTGACGCTAAAAATGCTCTACAAAAAGTTCCGTCTGGCTCTGATGCAGAAAAGAAGGCTATTGAAAACTGGAACAATGCTCGTAAAGAACGTGATAAATATCAACGAGACATGTTGGAAAAAGAATTAGATCTTGCTACACAAGCTCCTGATAGCTTCAAAGGTAAACAACGTGTTATAGACAGGCTCAAATCTTCAATAGCAGCAGTTGGTACTAGTGAAGAACCTGCACCTGCGGACAGAGGTAAAGTAGCTGTACCTGATAGCTCTACTATGATGCCTCCTAAAGGTGATGCTACTAGTAACAAATTAAGCAAGGAAGATCAACAAGCTTTAGATTGGGCTAACAGTAATCCAACTGATCCTCGTGCTAAAAAGATTAAAGAACGTTTAGGAGTTAAATAATGGCTTTTGATCCAGACGCATACCTAGCATCAGATGCCTCTGCTAAAAGCACACCAGCTCCTTCTAAAGGCTTTGATCCTGATGCTTATCTAGCTAAGAGTACAACTGCTCAACAACCTCAAAAGTTTGGTGTTACTACTCCTGAACAACAACCTGCTACTAAAGGTACAGATTTAGGTAGAGGCGCTGCATTTGGATATGGAGCTGGTTCTGCTGTAGCCCCTGGGCTTACGGGTCTTGCTGCAGGAGCTGCAACTGCTGCTGCAATTTCTCCTTTTGCTGAAGCAGCATTAGCTATACCTGTTGCTGGACCTATTGTTGCTGGAGCTTTGGAACTAGGTGGTTTTGGTGTTGGTGCTTACTTAGGTTCTGAAGGCATCGCTACTATTCAAAATAGGTTGTGGTCTGTTATGGATCCACAAGGGTATGCTAATGCTATGGCTAGTATGCAAGCACATCCTGGTTACGCCACTGCTGGTGGTGTTGTAGGTGGAGCTGTAGGTCTGTCTCCTAAAGTTGCCGTTGATCAGACTGCCGAGATTATTAACACCGCTTTGAAAGCACGAGCAGCTTCTGCTGCTACTCAAATGGGTGTATCTGCTGGTACTCAGTTAGCTACTAAAGGTGAAGTTGATCCAGTAGACGTTCTTATTTCTGGTGGTGTTGGAGCTGCTTTGCCTGGGGTTAACCGTCTGGGTAAACCATTTGAAGTTGCTGGTAGGGTTGCAGGTAAAACTGTTGCTGATGTAGTCACTGGTAAGAAGGCTACCCCTCTTCAAGAAGAAATTCAGATTCCTAAAGAGTACACCACTCCTGAGCAAAAGAAAGAGTTCTTAGAGCGTGTTATGCGAGAACGTGCTGCTAAGGCTCCTTTAGTTGAAGCTGCTCTTAGGAACAAAGAGACTGGTGAGATTGAACGTCACGGTCCTAAACATGACCAAGCTCGCAAAGAAGCTACTAAAGACACTCATGAAGAAGGCTTTGTAGATGCTCTTGATAACTTCCACGAACGTCAAGCTGCTGTTGATCAAGCTAAACGTGCTGGTCAGATCCCTGAAGACCACGTGTTAGAAAACCCAGAGGGTGAACGTCCTGGACTGCATACTGGTGACTTGCGTAAAGCAGGTGATAAACGTTTTGAAATTACGGACACTCAAGCTGCTGGTAAACCTAAAGATCCTGTCACTAGGGATGAACACAAACAAACTATCAACGATCTTAAAGAACAATACTCTATCCTTGATGCTCAACGACAAATTGCTGAGTTAAATGGTTTAGAAGAAGATCGTGTGAAATATGAATCTCAACAAAAAGAACTTAGAACTAAGATTGAAGACTTAAAGAAGGCTATGCCTGGTGTTCAATTTAAAGATGCAAGGGTTCCAACTTGGGAAGAATTGCATGAACACTTATACGATGCTAAAAATCTTGGTGAAGCTTTTGACACTATTTTAGATAGCAACGTTGGTACTAGGGGTCTACGACTTTTTACTAAAGCTTTAAACACGTCGGACTTTATTCGTAGTGCAAAATTAAATTTAACTCCAAAAGAATTAAAAGTTAATGGGGGCAAAAGTGCTCCTGGATATTACACACCTGCAGATCAACCAGGCAAACCTGGGGACACATATTCTTTCCATGAAGGTCACACAGTAAATCTGGGTAAGGATGGAAGTCTACGAGACTTACTGCATGAAGGTATTCACGCTGGAACCCACCGACTTATCGAAGAAGGTAGGTCTGCTGCTGCTATTAAACTTAAAGAGCTATATGAAAAGTATTTAGATACAGCTTATGCAGAAATACATGAGCCTAAGCTTGAAGCTTTTAGAGAAGCTAATCCTCAAGCAACTGTAAAAGAACTTGAAGCTTTTAGGCAAGATAATACTCCGTACGGATCTACTAACTTACACGAGTTTATTTCTGAAGCTTTTACAAACAAAAAGTTTAAACGAGAGCTGTCTAAAGTTAAAACTACTACACCTGAAGGTGTTCTTAGTAACTTATGGAAAGACTTTAAAGACGCTATTCGTGAAGGTTTAAATCTTCCTGAAGGCGAACGTACTCTTTTAGATGACGTTCTTGATCAAGGCGTTGCTTTAATTGAGGAGTCTAAAGGTTTTAAACCTAGTGAAAGCTATGGTCAAGTAGCTGCTCCTGCAGCTTCTAAATACGATCAACTCTTTCCACCGTTAGATGAAGGTAAACCCACTAGCTCACCAGATGAGCTAGCCAAAGACTTAGCTGAAAAAACTACACCTGAAGTAGCTAAGGCAGCTCAGACTGTAGACGTACGTTCTATTCCGAATGAGGAAGAGTTCTACAAACACGCTACTAACATCTACGATACTTACGGCGAAGAAGCAGCACTGCAATTCTTTGACGACTACAAAAAGAATTTGTTTGAACGGTCTATCCCTGTTCCTAATAACAATAAAGAACTAGATGACATGCTTCATAAGTTCAACACTTATGAGACTAAAGACCGTGCAGAGATGGCTACGTGGATGAAAGAAGCTTCTAAAGCTGGCATTGATCCTAAGCAAGCTGAAGAGTGGTTCTTCATGCTTGAAGACGGTAAAGAGCTTCCTCCTGAAGCTTCTAAGTGGCTGCAAGAAGGCCGTGATGAGATGGTAGCTTTGGTTCGTAAAGCCAAAGGTATGGGCTTAGAAGTTGGTGATGAGTTTATTACTGGTCAATCTCGTACTCGTTTGTTTAGTGAAAGAGAGAAACCAGGTTGGAAAGAAACTCTTAAGAAGTTGTTTAGCAGCGATGATCCTATGGGTAATCGTGTTGCTGACACTGCTAATGCTGCCATTGAACGTAAAGTGTTTGGTTTAGAAACATGGACAAGTGACCCTAAAGTTAAAGACGCTGCTGTTAAAAAACAAACTGGTCGTGTTATTGAACTCCATAGACACTTAGAAGATACAAACTTTTCATATCAAGATGAATCTGGAAAGTGGCAAACTGTTCCTGTTAAAAAGGGAACATCTATTTGGGAATGGAAAGACGGTAAGCGTACTAACATTGGACACTCAGAAAAATTAGATTTAAAACGAGGCGATACCATAGAACTTAAAGTTGCTGGTTCAAAACCTGAAGCACCATCTTTTGATGTTCCTGCAACTAAAGACGTACGAGTAATTAAATCTCAAGCTGTTATTTCTGATGGTAATGTCCGTGACATTGAGAATCATTCTCCGTACCGCTACTCTCACGATCCATTCTTGTCTCAAGCTTTAGCCCGTATGGGTCTGCGTAAGATGGTTCGTGAAGCTGAAGCTGTTGAGAACCTTAAGAAGTCTGAGCTGTTTAAAACCGTTGGTCACGGTCCTGATCAAGATCTTAAAACTCTTCCTCCAGGTTGGATTGTTCCTAAAAGCATTGATAAGATTCCTCAACTGCGTGGTTGGCACTTTGATCCCAAGACTGCAGCAATCATTTCAGATTTTGCTAAGGTCTGGGATAACAACATGTATATGAAGTTAAGCAATGCTCTTATTAAGAACATGATGCTTAACCCAGTACCCCACATGTTTAACGAAGTAATGCACTTGTGGAACGCTCGTGGGTTCAGTGGTTGGGTTGACCCTCGTCAATTAAATCGCTTTGCTAATACTGCTCGTAGAGCTTGGAACGATGTCGGTAATCAATCTCAGTTCTACCGAGACATCATGCGTGAAGGTGGTTCTATTCTTGGAGCTGATCCTCGCAACAAAGAGTTCTTTGACAAGATGATGCAGCAACAAACCAGACAAGTGTTTGGTGATCCTGTTATGGAACGTAACCTGTCTGGGTTAGCTAAAAAGCTAGGTACTAGCGTAGGTGATTTGTATAACGGTATCTCTAAAGCTTCTCAGAAAGCCATGTGGTTTACCCGTGACGTGATGTACGTTCAATACGTCCGTGAGATCATGGCTAGACATGAGAAAGATACTGGTTCTAAGATGGAGCTTAAAGACGCCATTGAAGAAGCAGAACGTCACATGCCTAACTACCGTATGCCTTCAGAGGTGTTAGGTAGTCGTGCTTTGTCTGCTGGTCTTAAAGACCCACGTTTATCTCAGTTCTCTCGTTACCACTACGGTATGGTTAAGTCTTTGGTTAACACCGTTAAGGATATTGATCCACGTAATTTAAAGACTCCTGAAGGTCGTAAAAACTTCCGTGATGGTGTAGACACCATGTTAGCTATTGGTGTAGCTATGGGTGTGTTGTATCCGTTGATGGATAATATGGCTGAAGCAATGTTTGGTGAGGGTGCTGAACAACGTAGAGCTGGTCCGTTCCACTTGATTCAAGCTGGCGTAGACATAGCAGAAGGTAAAAAAGATCTTTCTGCTTTGATCTATCCTGTGTTTACTTTTAACCCAGTGTTGTTAAGTCTTGGTCAGTTCTTAGTTAATAAAAATATGTTTACTGGCAAAAGCGTTTATCACCCCAACGATTCCATCGAAGATATACTTAGTGACATAGGTGCTTACGGCGTTAAACAAGTGCCTCAAGCTGCTCCTATCTTGTCTGCTACTTCTGAAGAGGGTGGTGACACCCAACTGTTGGCTAGACAATTGGACATTAAAGCTAAAACTCCTGCTCAAAGAGCTAAAGAAAAACGTGCTAAAGAGCTTGAAGCTAAGGCTAAGAAGAGCCGTGATACTAAACGTGCTAAGGGTGAATACAAACCATGAAACTCCTAATCATTGACCAGTTTGACTGTGGCTTCTCTATGGACTTGGCTATCAAGTCTGCTGCCTGTGGTCATGAAGTACGTGTGTACATGCGTAACAATTTTGATGGTAGCCGTTGTGAGAACGGTGATGGTATGGACTGTTTCAAGAAAGTAGCTGATTGGGAATCCAGTATGAACTGGGCTGACCTTATCTTTGTTACTGATAACAGTCGTTACATCCAGAAGCTTGAAAGCTATCACCGTAAGGGCTACCCTATCTATGGTTGCAATGTAGAAGGTGCTCGTTGGGAACAAGATCGGGAATACGGAGCTGCTGTCTTTGAGAGAGCTGGTATCCCAATTATTCCTACCATGAAGTTTTCTAAGTACGATGAGGCTATCTCCCACGTTCTTAGTAACAAGGACAAACGCTTTGTGTCTAAGCCTATTGGTGATGGAGACAAAGCTCTTAGCTATTGTTCTAAAGACTGGCGAGACATGGTGTTCATGTTGAACAAGTGGAAGAAGAGCAACGCCTATGACGGTGACTTTGTTCTCCAAGAGTTCCACGCTGGATCTGAGATGGCTGTTGGTGGTTGGTTTGGTTTAGGTGGTTTCTCTAAACACTTCCTTGAGAACTGGGAGTTTAAGAAGCTAATGTCTGGTGACTACGGTCCTGCTACTGGTGAGCAAGGTACTGTTATGCGTTACACCCAGAAGTCTTTGTTGGCTGACAAGGTTCTTAAACCCCTTGAAGACTTTCTTCACGGCATTGGTTACTCTGGCTACATTGATGTCAACTGTATCATTGATAATAAGGGTAATCCCTGGCCTTTAGAGTTCACTACTCGTCCTGGTTGGCCTCTGTTCCAGATCCAACAAGCTCTTCACATTGGTGATCCTGTGCAGTGGATGCTTGACTCTCTTGATGGTAGAGATACTCTTAAGGTTAAAGAAGACATTGCTTGCGGTATTGTTGTATCTCAACCTGATTATCCCTATAGCAACGTTAAGAAGAAGGAGAACACTGGGTATCCTATCTTTGACTTGACTATGGAAGATGCTACTAAGAACATCCACCTGTCAGAAGTTAAGATGGGTTTTAGTCCTGGTAAAGACGGTAAAAACACCGAGCCTTGCTTGGTGACTGCTGGTTCTTATGTGTTGACTGTCTCTGGTGTCGGCAAGACTGTTGATGATGCTAAGTGCAAAGCATACGATACGTTCAAGAAGAAGATCCACATGATCAACTCTCCTATGGTACGAGACGACATTGGTGAAAAGCTTGAGAAGATGTTGCCTGAACTGCAAAAGAACGGCTACTGCAAAGACGTTAAGTACAAGTAATCATGGCTAACCCTAACACCCCCATACCACAGTCTCCCATTGGGGAAAACTTTCAGTGGAGAGATTGGTTCCAAAGACTTAGTAACCGAGTCTATGGATCGCTGTCTACTCAGAACTCTAACGGAGTAGACATTACTGGTGGGACTATTGACAACACAGCTATTGGATCTAAGACCCCCTCTACGGGGTCTTTTACTAGCTTAAAGCTAGGTGCTCCCCTTGATGTTGAGTACGGTGGTACTAATGGGTTTGCTATACCTAGAGCTGGTGCTGTAGCTTATGGTAATGGTGGTGCTTACGCTTTCACAAACGTCGGTACTTCTGGACAAGTACTGACATCTAGAGGTAGTGCTGCTCCTGTTTGGTCTGCTGCTGCCACTGGTACTGTCACTAGCGTTGGTCTGTCACTGCCATCTATCTTTAGTGTTAGTGGCTCTCCTGTTACTAGTAGCGGTACTCTTACTGGTACTTTTAACACCCAGGCTGCTGCTTTGGTGTTTGCTGGCCCTGCAACTGGTAGTGCTGCTACTCCTACATTTAGAGCTTTAGTTGCTTCTGATTTACCTTCTTTACCTTACGGTACTGGTACGGTTACATCTGTTAGTGGTACTGGTACTGTCAATGGTATTACGTTGACTGGTACAGTTACAACTACTGGGTCATTAACATTAGGGGGAACCCTAAGTGGCATATCAAACAGTCAGCTTACGTACTCTAGTATTACGGTCAATGGTACTAGCATTGCTCTGGGTGCTAGTGGATCGATTACTGCCGCGAATCCCTACGCCCTTACTATTGGTACTGGACTTTCTGGTTCCTCTTATATCGGCTCATCTGCAGTAACAATTGCTCTAGCCAATACAACTGTCAGTGCTGGTAGCTATACTTATGGTTCGTTTACTGTTGATGCTCAAGGTCGATTGACTGCAGCATCTAGTGGTACAGCTCCTGTTACTTCTGTTGCAGCTACAGCTCCTATTGCTAGTAGTGGTGGTACAACCCCAACGATTTCTATATCCCAAGCTACAACCAGTACCAATGGTTATCTAAGTAGCACGGATTGGAATACGTTTAACAACAAACAACCAGCAGGTACATACGTCACTTCCGTTAGCGGTACATCTGGACGTATTACTTCTTCAGGTGGAACAACTCCTGCAATTGATTTAGCTAGTGGGATTGCTACTCCAGGTACTACTGGATCATCGACGTTAGTTCCTGTTATTACTATTGATACTTATGGTCGTGTTACTAGTATCACTACAGCAGCTAATCCACAAGGTACTGTTACCGCTGTAACGGGTACTGCCCCTGTTGTATCGTCAGGCGGCACAACCCCTGCTATCAGTATGGCTGCAGCTAATGGCAGCACTAATGGTTACTTGACCTCAACTGATTGGACAACCTTTAACAATAAGCAGCCCGCAGGTACGTATGTTACGTCTATATCTGTAGCTTCTAGTAATGGGTTTGCTGGTACTTCTAGTGGTGGAGCTACTCCATCATTAACGTTGTCTACCAGTATTACTGGCTTGTTGTATGGCAATGGTACAGCTTTAGCTGCTGCAACTATTAGTAGCCCTCTAGCCTACTCTGCTGGTACATTAAGTATTGGTCAAGCTACAACATCTACTAATGGTTACTTAAGCAGTACCGATTGGAACACTTTTAATAATAAGCAACCTGCTGGTTCTTATTTGACTGCTGTTACTGCTGATGCTCCTCTGTCTGGATCTGGGACATCTGGTAGCCACTTGGTTATTTCCCAAGCTACTACTAGCACTAACGGGTATTTGTCTTCTACAGACTGGAATACATTTAATAACAAACAAGCTGTATCCACACCTGTTACCATCTCTGCTAGTACGTACAGTGTTGGTACAACAGACCTATGGCTTATCAACAACTACGCTGGTACGTGTACACTCACACTGCCCACAGCATCGAGTTATTCAGGTAGACAATTAAATGTTCAGAACTATCAAGCTTACACTGTTGTGTCTGCTTCTAGTAACGTTGTTTCTATTAGCGGTGGTAGCGCAGGTACGGCTATCCTTAACGCTATAGCCGGTGATAGATGTACACTTGTATCTAACGGCACTAATTGGTTGATTACTGATTACACACCTAACAACATTCTTCTGTTGAATTAATATGCAAATCTCTGATGAAGCCCTGCAGTTTGTTAAAGACACTCTGGGGTTTAGAGCTAGACCTTACAAGAACACCAAGAGTCAACTTTGCATAGGTTATAACCACGTTATAGCCCCTGGAGATGGGGTTGCTGATAACGACATCATCAACGCCCATAAAGCAACAAGCCTCCTGTATGAAGACATACAGAAGGCTCTTGTTGGTGTAGATGTTCCTAAGAACATCACACAGGATGAGTTTGATACCTTAGTACTCAGTGAGTTGCTTTGGTAGCTACTTCTTGTTGCCAAGCTCGGTGAACCGACTTAAGAAGTTGTTCTAAATCTTGGATCTTTTCGTAAGCTTCAATAGCAAACTGTTCTAAATTCTCCCTTTGCCAAAGGGTAAAGTCTGTACGTTGAAAACTCTTTTGTGGCATAGAGTCAGCGATATTCATTTCAGTCCTTAAAGTGTTGATTAATAAAAGTTAACTATCTCTTCCTAGCTCGTGTTTCATTTGCATCCACTCTGGAGGGCATAGGCGCATCTGGTGGGGGTGTTACTATAGCCCATAGACGTATCCAACGGTTGTTAATACGTGTCCAGCTAACAATATAAGTATCAGGCATACGATTTATTGTTGTTGCTACTGACTTAGGTTTGAGGTCTAAGTCTCCAGCAATGGTCTTGACTGACATACCCCCTGTAAATTCTTGGAGGTAAGCTCGTAGCCTCCTAGTGATAGCTGGCATTATGTGTTCTTCTCCTCTATAAGTCTGATTGCGTCGTCCACTGTAAACCCTAGCTCAACCAAATCGGATGGGCGGTAAATGAACTTGGTCGGTTTGATCGTTATGGCTTCCCCTCTTTCAACCATTAATTTTTGAATTTCAGTCAGCGTAGCTTCAAGGCTGGCTTGAGTTAGTGTTGTCATGTGTTCCCCTTACGTTGTACATGAGAAGCTAACAGCCACTTGTCACCAAGGAACTTGACAGACCTAACCCACTGACGTTGGTTGTGCCTATTGGTTTGGTTTGATACATAGGAAGTGTTAAACAATTCTCTTACGTGTTTAAGCATTCGTGTGTTCATTTTTATCTACTCTCTCATAGAAAAATACAATGTCTAGGTTGTAATCTTTAGCAGTTGTTTGCAGAACCTTTTGGATCTGTTTCTCCTGCTCCTCTTTAGCCCACTTCTTTTGCATAGCATTGATGAGCTTGTTGTTTTTGGTTGCTGCTTCTGCTGAAATCTTCATACAGGTTTAATCGTTATGGTGTCGTCGTCTTCAACTGTTTTAAGTTGACCTCTATGGATACCCAACAACATGATTGCTGTTGTGTT